TCTGAAAAAGATGAACGATGTATTAGTATTAAAAATATGGTTGATTCTGAAATAGAGGAAATGAAGAATTTCCTTTTATTCAGGGCTGGAAATTCAAGATCTTTATTTTTGACGCATGGTAAAAAAAACGGTTTATATTTATCTCGTGAGTTAAAAAAAGAAATAATAGATGAATTTGATTGGAGAGTTGAGAGAGGGAAAGAGAGGAAAGAGGATGAACCACTTTTGCAAAGGATGATAGATCCTGATAAGGTTGAAGAGGTTGTTGATTCGGTTGATGCGTTTGAATCTCTTTTTATGAGTACTGAAGAGGTTATTAATGATTAGAGGAAATATAAGTAATCTTCTATCTAAGATTTACGATAATATGACACCTGAAGAGTTAAATATAATTGGTGTATTTTTTGTAAATGATAAGGATGATAAAAGAATATATTGTCATTCTGGATTTAATTCTGTACCTCACGAGCCTGTAAAAAAAATAGATGTTATGGCAATGGATATATTAAAGCATTCTTTATCTGAATTGAATCGGTCCAGGGATAAACATAATTCATATAACTGGACACCTGAAGAAATGGCCGACTATGCCTATAAAATGGCTGCTGCAATGGATGAAGAGGGTAAAGATTATGAATAAGAGGCAGAAAAAGAAAGAGCATAAAAAAGAGATAATACTTAATTATTATTCATATGTTCTTGAATTAGCTTCCTTTGTTCCTTTATGTTTTTTGGTTCCTAGGTATTCAGATAGGAAAGCAATTATAAAAATCTATAAAAAAGTTAATCTATAATGGATTGTAAATTAATAAAGTGTATTTACTATAAAAATGGTGGGTGTATTTTTGAAAAGGGATGTTTTTATGTTCCTATTAAGCCTACGGATTGGAAGGAATAATGAAGAAAATATTTCATATGGATTTTTTAAATAATAATATTCCTGATAAGTCTATAGATGTGATTCATGCAGATGGTCCGTATTGGGAAGTTAAAGGAGAATTTGATTTTATATGGCCAAGTTTTGAAGCATATTTAAAAGATGTTGAGAAATGGGTTATAGAGTGTAAGCGGATATTAAAGGATACTGGATCATTATTCTGGTGGGGACATCCAAAAAAAATTGCATATAGTCAGGTAATAATAGATAAATACTTTAATCTTGAAAATGTTATTAAGTGGGAAAAGATAGATTGTCAAACTAGAAAAGGTTTAGATAATTATAATTGTTTTGCACCTGTAACAGAACATTGTTTATTTTATTCAGTAGAAAATACCAATATAAATAATTTATGTGTTGATAATGTTCGGGATTACATAAGGTCTGAAGTAATAAAGTCAAAAGGTAAAATAGTTTTAAAGGATGTTAATATTGCAATTGGTACCGCCTCCAATGGTGGAGGTGTTGCCAGTTCAGTATTAAGTTTAGAAAAACAAGAACCTTCAATGATTACTGAAGAACATTATAATAAATTAAGATCTTATGTTAACGATGATGGGTTCCAAAAGTATTTAAGAAAACCATACAGAGAATTAAAACAGGATTATGAAGATTTAAGACTTCAGAATGAACATTTAACCAGGTATTTCAATAATATATTTAGGTTTACTGATGTTATTAAACATTCTCAACAGGTGAATGTAACTAAAAAGTATGATCATGATACGCAAAAACCTATTAGTTTAATTAAAAAGATGCTGCAAACAGTTGCAAGGAAGGGATTTAAAGTATGTGTTCCTTTTGGTGGTTCTGGAACTGATGTAGAAGCCTGAATTGATTTAGGATTAGATTATATATGTTTTGAAATAAATGAAAAGCATTTTAATACTATTGTTGCTAGAGAAAAGGCATGTTTAAAACAACCTATGTTAGTAGGAATATAGGGGAGTAATTTTATGAATAAGAAAATAAGAATAATTTTAGTAGTATTTACAGTGTTGTTTGTATTGTGGTTTGCCGCAGTTGTAAAGAGTGAAGATCCTTTGACTTATGGTCAAGTAATTAGTAAAAACTCTATACCTGAACATATGGAAAATGATATCGAAACCATTTTTAAATATGGTATTCCATTAAATAGGTATGTAGAAGTATTTGTTCCTGAACAATATGCTGTAATTATTAAGGGTTATAGCCTGAAGAACAACTTAAAGACTAGGGAAATATATCTAAATAGTAATCAGTATCATTATACTAATGTAGGTGATTATGTTGATATTGGTAAAAAATAAATAAAGGGTATATAATATTATCATGGCTAAAGATAAAGACAATGTAAAAATGGGTAGACCTCCAATATGGGATAACGTAGACGATATGATTATTAAGATAGATGAATATTTTGATAGTTGTGAACCTATCCCTCTTGTAATAGACGGTGAAGTTAAATTACACCCTAAGACACAAGAGGTTTTATATACTAAGCCTGATTATCCTACACAGGAAGGATTGGCTTTATATCTCGGTTATGCCAGTAAACAGAGCTTATATGATAATGACAAGGGTGACTTTTCTTATCCTATAAAAAGAGCTAAGACTAGAATATGCGAAAGGGCGGTTCAATTTGGTATGCGTGACGAGATACCAACAGCACTTGCAATATTCATTATGAAGAACTTTGGGTACACTGATAAAATGGATGTTAAGCATAGTGGAGAAATGACAATCGGGAAGCCTCCTACCCTTAAAGATGCTGAATTTCCAGAATAATAAACGATTACCATTCCTTTTTAATATAATACTTGAATAATGCCCGATAGTCGTTTATTATATATGTATGAAACAGTCAGAAAATACAAATAGTCCGAGTCAGTATTGTAAGAGTCAGGGTTTAAGTTCAATGGTGGAGTTGTCAGAATTGTGCAATAAGCCTAAAACAACATTAAATGATTGGTGGAATGATAATAGAGAATTGTTTATTTGTGTTGTCGCTGGTGCTGTATCTAAAAAATCAAGTAAATGAGGTTAGGTTGTTTATGTGTAATGGAATTAATGAAAGGGATGAAGATTTAATAATTGAATCTAATGAAGAAAATGTTGTTCAAAAGTCACCATCTAAAAAGTTTAAATATGTATCTGCACTTTTAGATGAATCAATAAATCAAAATGAGAAATTGATTAGGACTATGGATTTGATGGATTTAGAAAATGAAGAGTTGAAAAACTTATTAAGTACAAATCTTTCATGGATAAAGTTAAATTATGGTAAGGATCTCCCAGGTGGTGAAGTTGTTGCACTCAATAATAAGCCTTTTACTTATGGTTATCAAGAAATGGTAATAGGTTATTTGCACTATGATACTGGTGAAGGTGTTATAGTGTGTGAATCTGAAAATGAAGTTTTGAAGGGTGTAACTCATTACATGAAAAAATCTTTTCCTATTGTTGAGGATGGTGAATAGATATGATAACAATAGAAGATGTTTTATTTAAATTAAAAATATTAAAAGATGTAGTGCCTGATATTGAATCGGATAACGACGTTCAAGAAATGATTGATTGTCTTGAAGATGTTAAAAAGTTTAAATCTGAAACTGTAAAGAGATTTAAAAATGATTGTGTTTCTATTTTTGTACATAAATATAATCTAGAAAAAAAAGATATGATTGAGCATATGGATTGTTTGACCGATGAAGAATATCTTGATTATATTGATGGTGAGGATTCAACAGAAGATTATGTCGATGAAGATATATCAAACTGGGATCGGTAAGGAATAGATATGGCTAATAAATATTGTCCATGCTGTAAAGGTAGTGGTATTAAGGAAATATATGATCACCATTTACAGTGGTTGATAACTGTTAGGTGTAATTGTAAAAAGTTGGTTGGGGGTAGAGCATAGATGGGAGTTGTAAAGAAAAGTTATTCGGTGTTTAAGAATCGTGTTCCTAAGGGTTTGAAATGTACGAACAATAAATGCAGGTCTAGTAATTTAGTAACAATAAGTATAACTAAAAGTCATTATCAATATTGTTGTAGAACCTGTAATATGGAAATGCAGGTTCCGCATGAGTGTAAGCCGTCAAAGATTGATAATATAATTTATATTTTGGATGTAGTTAAATATTCTGTAGTAATAAGATTAAGAGCTATGGGATGGATAAAGTAATGTCTAAAAGAGAACTAAAAGACCAATTAATGCATTATAGGAAAGTAAATAAACTAACCTATAGTGAGTTTTGTGAAAAGTTTAATATTGATAATGATACCTTGGTTAATCTTCAGTGTGGTAGTTATGACAGGGTGTCTACTGATATTATTAATAGGATTGTGAGGTTTATTTATGAGTAATTTAATAATAACATTACTAATAATAACTTATGTATTTGCAGTTATATATCGAATATATAAATATATTAAAAATAAAAGCATGGTTGAATCAGGTGTAACTATAGTATGTGAAACGGTAATACCTTCTAATGTAGATCCCGATGGTATTTGTATTCTGTCTGGTGGTAGAGCAGCTGGTAAAAGTCTAAAAAGATTTATCAATGAGACGGAAGAGAATTATATTAAGAGGGTTGCGGTAAAACCTGGAAGTGTTACAATAAAGAATATTACTTTATTGGAGGAGTAGATCGTGATTAAAGTAACTATAGATGGTTCAGGAGACACGGCATATATCCAAAAGTCAGAATTATCCAGTATCATAGTAAAAGAAGATAGTTGGCGAAATAAAAAAATACATGCCGCAATGAAAAATGGTGATAGATTTATTCTTTATCATAATAAAGAATTAGAGGAGCAATTAACTTGTTCTGATGAAATAACGATATCGGGTAGTTAATGCACGTAGAATTTAAAGACATACCATTATGGGTAAATAAAAACTTCTATCCATTATGGTTTGATCGTAACAGGTTTATAATAAAGAAGGGGGGCGCTGGTTCGGGTAAATCCGTTGATACCATGCGCCTTGTTGTTTATAGGCTTGTTGCTGAGCGTGGGCATAATTATTTAGTATGTAGGAAGTCTGGAAGATCTAATAGAATGAGTACTTGGCCTTTATTAAAATCTTGTATAGCCGATTGGAGCCTAGAGTCATTATTTAAAGCTAATATTTCAGATCAAACAATTACTTGCATAACTAATGGTAATCAAATTAAGTTTACTGGTTTAGATGATATAGAGAAAATTAAATCAATTACTTTTGAGAATGGACCTTTGACAGATGTTATTATCGAAGAGGCTACAGAGGTATCGGAAACAGATTTTAATCAATTGAATCTAAGATTAAGAGGCCAGGCAAAACAACCTTTTCAAATGACATTGCAGTTTAACCCTGTATCAGATACCCATTGGATTAAAAACAGGTTCTTTGATAACCCTGGACCTAAGAAGGGTAAAATAACAATTCATGAATCAACCTACCAGGATAATAGATTTTTAGATAAGGATTACAAAGAAGAGTTAGAGGCCTTAAAATATGAGGATAAGGTTTATTATGATGTTTACGCTCTTGGAAAGTGGGGCTCTATTGGAAACTTAGTTTTCAGAAATGTTAAATACGAAACTGTAAATTATACTGAAGAGGATTTTGACGAAGTATTATGCGGAATGGACTTTGGATTTAATCATTATCATTCTAATCAAAAAATAGGAATTAAAGACGGTGTAAAATATTCCTTTGATGAATTATATGTTAGACAAATGACAAATGACGAAATAATAATAGAAAATGAAAAACAAAACATGTTACAAAAACATGAAGCCTGTACCGCTGATAGTGCAGAGCCTAAAAGTATATTAGATTGGGAACGAGCCGGATATACTATAAATCCAGCAATTAAAGGCCCTGATAGTGTACGTCAACAAATATCATGGTTGAATCGTGGTGAATGGGTTATTGATCCAGATAAGTGTCCGGGTTTAGCTTCAGAGGTTAAAGGGTTTAAGTGGAAGGAAGATAGGGATGGTAATGTTCTTGATGAACCTGTTAAATTTAAAGATGATGCTATTGCTGCATGTAGGTATGCTATAGAAGAGAAAACAAAAAACGGTCTTTCTATGTTAGATTTATGTTAAACTTGTTAATCGATATAAAAGGATATATAATGGGGAACTATGAGTAGACGAAGACGAAGCAAGCCAAATAACAATAACAATAACAATAATAAAAATGGTGATAGTCAAATTAATTTGAATAATACAGTTTTAAAGAATGCAGCATATAACGATTTAGCTGCTAATATCGGTGGCGCCACTACAGGCGGTAGCTATTTGTCTAATTATAATACTCAGGCTTTTAGTAATAATTATTCACTGATAACTTTAAACCGTATCGTATTAACTTATATGTATACTACTAACGGTATTTTTCAAACTGCAGTACAACTTCCAATACAAGATGCAATTGGTAAAGGTATTGAAATTGAATCAGGTCAACTTGATAATGATGATATAGAAAAGGTTTATGAGTATTGGGAAGAAAATAATATCTGGGGTAAAATTCTTGATTTTTATACATGGGTTAGGCTGTTTGGTGGTGGTGCGCTGCTAATAAATACTAACCAGGACCCTAAGAAGCCATTAACTTATAAGGGATTATCTAAGACAGATTTAGAGTTTTATGACCTGGATCGGTGGCAGATAGATAGTAATACATCTTATTCTGATGAATGGGATAGTTTTGGTTATGGTGAAGATGATGGCATGGTTTATCTTTATGGTGAGCCTATCCATGAATCAAGGTTTTTAAAGGCTAGTGGTAAAAAAGCCCCACACTATGTTAGGAGACAATTAAGGGGCTGGGGAATGTCTGAAGCTGAACGGATGCTAAGAGATTTAAACCTTTACATGAAAACCCAGGACGCAACATTTGAATTGATAGACGAAGCAAAAATAGATGTATATAAAATTGAAGGTTTAGCCAACAAGATGATCCAAAAGGGTGGTGTTGCTGCAATAACAAACAGGATTCAAACATCTAACGAGATAAAAAACTATATCAATGCTATTGTTATGGATGCTAAAGATAATTATGAACAAAAACAAATTGCTTTTTCTGGATTGTCTGAAGTTCAAAACCAAAATATGAAGGGTGTAGCTGCTGCATTGCGTATACCTATGACTAAGCTTTTTGGTTTATCTGCTTCAGGTTTTAATACTGGTGAATCAGATCTAGAAAACTATAATGCAATGGTTGAAAGTGATATTAGAGCACCACTTAAACCAATAATTAGAAAGCTATTAAAAATAACAATGTCTCATTTATTCGGGTATGAGCCGGAATTCTCTTTTAAGTATCCATCTTTAAGGGAATTAACCCCTGAAGTTGATCAGACTGTTAAGAATGGAGAGTACAATAGGCTATCTGGTTTATATGATCGGGGGTTAATAGATGGTGAAGAATTTCTTCAGATGTGTAGAAAGGCTGGAATAGTTACAATTGAGACTAAAACCGAACAGGGTTTAAATGATAGCCCTGAACCACCCGAACCATCGGCAAATCAAGAAAATAATTACCAGGTATAAATATGTTAACACTAAAAGAGTCTTACTATAAACCTGTTGAAAAAGATCTAAATTACTATTTCTACAAATTTTATTGGGAAGAGATATTTAAAATATTAGAGGAAGATAAAAAAACAATACTTAATTCTAATAGTTATTTAATAACAGCAATAAGAACAGGAAAGATATTTTATAAGAATGGTTTGTTTTCTGGTTCTTTTAACTCTCGCGTATCTAGGGAATTATCAAAGTTTGCTAAATATAACGGACGTACTAAAAGGTGGGAGGGTTTAGCCCCACCTGATGTGTTGGCAGCTTCTACGGTTGCAAACTCCAAGGGAGAGACACTCAATAAAAAAATAAAATGGGCTGTTGATCGAATACCGGCCAGGGTAGAGGCTGAAGTAAATAAATTAAAATATTCTGTTTCTAAACCACTTGAAGAAATGTCAAAAGAAGCAGATAAAACACTCTCTTCTATTGGTGTAACTGCTGAAATGACACCAGAATTGTCACAAAGGTTAACAGATAATTATACAAATAATCAAAATATAAATATTACTAATTGGACTGAAATAGAAATAACACGGCTTAGAGATGTAATAGAACAAAATGTATTATCCGGATATAACAGAAAAGAGCTTCAGGAATTGATAGAGGTTGAATATGGAGTTTCACAGGCAAAGGCTAAGTTTTTGGCTAGACAGGAAACTTCTTTATTTTTGGCAGAGGTTCGGGATGAAAGATATGTAAGTGCTGGTTTAGAGTTTTACAAGTGGTCTACTTCTAACGATATTAGGGTTGTTGGTAATCCTAGCGGTAAATATCCTATGCCAACAAAAGACCATGGGAATCATTATTTAATGCAAGGTAAAATATGTAAGTTTTCCGATGCTTCGGTATATGCTGAAAACATAGAAGCTGCAAGGGCTGGAAAGTGGAAGAGTAGATCTGTTATTAATGCAGATAGTAATCATCCTGGTCAGGCTTTTGGCTGTAGATGTACAAGTATTCCAGTAGTTTGACATACAATAAAAAAGGGGGCATAATACCTATATGAAAATAAAAAATGCAGTTCCAAAAAAATATACAGCTTATTATATTGAGCCAGGGCTTGCAGATTATACAGCGGAAGGAATCGGGATCATTCTCGTGCAGAAACCTGCACTTGATCGAATGATGTCGACTTTCGTAGGAATGCCAGTAGTTAATTTTGATCACACAGATAAAGAGCCGCATGAACTCTTTGAAATGTCTAAGGATGAAAAAAATAAATTTGCTGATGGTATAGTCTCGTCTAGTGGTTACGATGAAGAAAGCGGCTGGTATTTTGTGGAAATGATGATTTGGGATAAAGAGACACAGGAAAACATTGATAAAAATGGTTATTCTGTTTCATGTGCTTATGATCCTATTGAATCAGATGAAGCTGGTGGTACTGTTCATAATGTGGATTATGACGCTGAAGTTTTAAACGGTGAATATGTTCATATGGCTATTGTACCTAATCCAAGATATGAGAAAGCGTGGATAATAAAAAATAGCAAATCCATAGGGGGAAATGTGAAAATTAAATTTTTTAAGAAAAAAGACAAGAAAGTTCTTAAAAATCAGGAACCTGAAAAGAAACCTGAGGAAGAGGAAGAGGAAGAGGTTGTTGTTGAAAATGCTGAAGGTGGCGTAGTCTCTTTGCCTGATGGAACTGAAATGCCATTAGAAGAACTTATTGCAATGTACAAAGAAAAGAAAGATTCAGAGCTTGATAATTCTGGTACAAAATTTAACATGGACGATGAAGTAGAGGTTGATGGTGTTAAAATGTCAGTTGCCGATATGTATAATGCTTGTAATCCTGGAACTGTTGAAAATGCAGAACCAGCGCAGGACGAAATTGCAGAGGATGTAATTGACGAAACCAAACAGACAAGAACTAATGCAATCGTAAATAGAAGGGTTAACAAGGTTGTTAAAAATGCAGCGACTCAGGATTCAAAACCCTTTAAACCTAATATTCAAACAAAGTCAGAACGGTTAGAGCTTGGAAAATCTCGATATGGTTCTAAAGTTGCACAGGGGGTTAACTAATGTCTTTACAGAATTTAAACCAATTTAAGCAGGGTCAAGCTGTAGGTACTTTAGATTTAAGTACTAATGCTAATCCTAATGCAATGACTTGCCGATTTCGTTATGACGATGCTTCGGCTGATTTGCTTTTACCTGGTGAGGGTGTACAGCTTGCAGACTTGGGGGTTAATGACTTTCAAGGTCCTCCTGTTGTAGATGAAAGAACAGATAATACAGCAGATTCTATTTTTGGTATAAAAATTTATACCACTAAGAAAAATAGCAATGCTGTAGGTGATATTGTTCAGGTTGCTTTACCTGGTGCAGTAGTTAATATGAATTCCGGCGCTGCTATTGCTCGGGGTGCTGCTGTTGAATTAGTTCTTGCAACTCCTGGTAATGTTATTACTAAGTCTGCTGGAATAAAAGTTGGTATTGCTCTTGATAAAGCAACATCCGGAGATCAACCTATTAGAGTGTTAATAGAAAAGTAAGGGAGTAACTATGGTTATTAAGAAAAATAAAAAATCAAATCTCTTAACTAAGAGGTTGTTTAATAGTATGCCTTTACCATCTCATATTAATGGTATGCGTCTATTAAATGCGGGTGGTGATATAGATCCATCTGGTGCGGGGTTCCAGTATTTAATTACTACAATGAGCTATGTAAGAGAAAAAGTAGTTAATCAAGTTTTCTACGAAATTCCAATAGCTGATTATATGCCGGTTGATGTTGGATCTGCTGCATGGGCTGAAGAAATTGTCCAGAATGTAGTTTTTCAATCTGGTGGTGATTTCTACGATGGTGATGTTGATATGCAAACAGAAACCGGAAGATTAGCACAGGTTGACGCTGGTATTGATAAATTAGTAATGCCTATTAAATCATGGGGAAAGGGTACAGCCTGGACAATTTTCGAGATTTACAAAGCTGCTTTAGCTAATAACTGGGATGTTGTGGAATCTAAACTAGGTTCATTAAAGAAAAATTGGGATCTTGGAGTTCAGGAGACTGCATTTTTAGGACATCCAAACGGTAAAATTACTGGTCTTTTAAATGATCCAGAGGCAACAATTAACACTACGTTAATTACTAAGCCTCTAACAGCAATGACAGAGACAGAGTTTACCGCTTTTATTGGTGGTCTTTTACCAGCTTATTTTGCAAATGGGAATGATACTGTTTTACCTGATACTTTTGTAATTCCTAATAGTGACTTTTTAGGTTTAGGTGTTCCATATTCTGAATCATTCCCTAATATATCTAAACTTCAGTACATGTTAGATATGTTTAGAAGTACTACTGGAAACGCTAATTTTGCAATTAAGGGATTATCTTATTCCCAGGCTGATAAAAATGTTAGTCGTGGAATTAATAAGAATAGATATTCTCTTTATAGAAATGTAGAAGATACTGGTAAAATGTCTATACCTGTAGATTTTACAATGTTAGAAGCTGATACAGCTAATAAGTTGAATTGGACTCAGGCAGCAATTGGTCAATATTCTGGTTATCTCTTAAACAGAAAAAGAGAGATGTTATATATTGATGAAACAGCAACCTAATAAAATACTATCAATAGTCGGGAAATCACCCGGCTTTGATGGTTGCTATTCAATAGAGGGTGACATCTGGTGTGTTACCTCTATATTTAAAAAATTGAACCCGGATAAAGTTGATTTGATTTTTCAATTACATAAACCGGAAATATGGGAAGAGTGGTTAAATGATTTTAGTAATAAAGTTATTACCGCTTTTTCTGGTTTATATAGGCAATATCCAGTAAAAGAGATGTTAGATAAATACGGTCCTGTTTTTGGATCTTCTATCAGTTGGATGTTAGCACTAGCAATAAAAGAGGGCTATAATAAAATATATTTATTTGGTTTAGATATGGCTTCACAGGAAGAATATATTAATCAAAGAGATACATTTTTTTATATGTGTGGAAGGGCTGAAGCTTTAGGGATTGAAATAATTATTCCTGAAAGTTCCAGGATCTTTTTTAAAGATCGTATATATGGGGTTATGTAGTGTCAAATAAAAGAGAAGTTGTAAGAGTTAAGATATATAATAAAGGTCGAAGATCATGGCCTCTAAGAGATAGTGAAGAGAATAAAACTTGTAAGCCTGGAAGTTTTATAACTCTTAATGAAGATCATGCGGATAAGTTAATTAAAGACTATCCACGTGATTTTATTAAAAGTGATGAAGTGAAAAAGGCATCAAGTACCAAAAAGCTTGAAGCAGATAATAAAAAGTTATCTGGTGAAGTTGGAACATTGACTGCAGATAAAGAAAAACTTGAAGAGGATAATAAAAAATTAACTTCTGAAAATGAAAAGTTTGAAGCAGATAATAAAAAGTTAGTAAAAGAAATTGCAGATTTAAAAGCAGTTAAAGCGGGTAAATAATGAAAGTATTTAATAAGGGTATAAAGCCTTTAATTTATAGTAGAACTTTTGATGGTCCGCAAGTAATACACCCTAATAAGCATTTAGTGTTCGGAGATGATGAAGGCAAAAAGCTTATTGGAAAGTTTGAAAATGCGGTATCTGAAAAGGATTTTAAAGATATCCAGGAAGATAAAAAAAAAGCTGAAGAAAAAAAAGGTAAAAAATAATGGCTGAATGTACAATAACAGTTGAAGAGTTTAAGGAACAGTTTGACAGGGGTCAATTTACTTATGGTGAAACTTTACCAGCTATAAGAGATAAAGACATTGAATCGGCTATTACTGAAGCACAGGCAACTTTTAACGGTGATTTATACCCTGATGAAGCAGCATGTAAGCAAGCTTTATTGTACTTAACAGCACATTTTTTAACTAATGATATTGAAGCGGCAAATTCCGGAGGGCAACCAGTATTTATACAGGGATCCAGGTCGGCCGATGGAATATCGGAATCGGTTATTGTTCCCGATTGGATGTCACAGGGAGATTTTGCCATGTATGCAACTACTTATTATGGTCAAAAGTTTCTTACTCTTTCAAAGCCTTATATCGATGGTGCTGTTTATGTTGTTAGTGGTGCAACTCTTCCATGAGTGGGTTCCATGTTAAAAATGGGGATAGTGAGGTAAAAGGAGATTTTACCAAACTTGAAAACCTTGTAGCGGGCTTATCTGAAAAACTTTATGTAGATGTTGGGATTCTTGGAGAAAACCACGCAACCGAAGAGGGCGGCCTAACAATAGCGGGAATTGGTGCCACTCATGAATTTGGAACTGATAAAGCTGGAAGGGGTAGAAATACTACAATACCCGAACGGTCTTTTATTAAAATGCCTTTAGAAACTGGTCAAGTATATATCGAAAAATCAATTGCCCCTAGAATGGAAAAACTTTTATTAGATGGTGATATTAAAACAATATTTAAATTGATAGGTATATCAGGTGAGGCCAGAATACAGGAAGCTTTTGAAACTGGTGGGTTCGGATCATGGGAAGAGTTATCAGAATCTACAATAAAAGCAAAGGGGTCTGATTCAATATTAATTGATGAAGGTGTATTACGTAAATCTATAAGTTCTAAGGTTGGTGGATAATGGCAGTTCCTTACATGGGAAAAACTCTAAAGGGTTGGACTAAAAAAACAAATGTAAAATTAGTTACTCAATCAATCGTTAATCATAAAACTGTAGATACTGAAGTTTCTATAGTTCTTACTTGCAATTTTCAATCACTTAAAGCGGCCATAGTAAATAGAAAACCTGAAGAACAAAGAACTTGGATATGGTGGTCTATTATTGTAACTGAAGGTCAATTATTAAAAACTGATGATATTATAATAAAAGATAGTGTTAGATATAAAATACAATCTACAAATAACTGGACTGAATCGGGTTTTCAGAAATATGAAGCTATAGAGGATTTTACAGTATGAAAGAACCCGATATAGTACTAGCTGATATAATACAATCAAGATTGGGTTTAGATGATGATAGGGTCGTTATTTATGATCAAGATTTTAAAGCACCTAAGGACAAATTGATTTATATAGTTATTTCAACAGGTACAGATAAAATAATTTCTAATATAAATAAGTTTGATGAATCTGCAAATGAGCAAGTTCAAACAATAACTATGAATACCACTTTTAATGTAGAAATAACAAGTAAAAATGAAGATGCAAAAACTAGACGGTTCGAAGTTTTAATGGCCATTAATTCAAATGAGGCCATAAGAGAATCAGAAGATAACAATATTAGGATATTCAGAACTAAAACAATTCAAGATCTATCTTTTATTGAAGGTGGTTCCTCGTTGCACCGTTTCCGAATCCCTGTTATTATTAGTCATATGATAATAAAAAGATCAAGTACAAATTATTATGATAGTTTTCAATCGGTGGAGGTTGGTATAGATGGGTAAAATAGACATTGGAAATGTGGTTAGGGTTACACTGTTAGCAGCACAAAGAGGATTAAATAATATTAATACCTCTGCATTAGCTATAATAACAGATGAAGCACCTATACCCGGGGATTTTGGAGTTTCAAGAACTTACTTAAATTCTGAAGGAGTTAAACAGGATTTTGGAAGTAATAGTGATACATTCGCACTTGCTGAAGTTATTTTTTCACAGAATCCCAATATCTTAACTGGTAAAGGGTTTTTAGTTGTAATCCCTCGAGAACAGGCGGCATCAGTTAAACCCGCAACATTAAGCGGAACGGCTGCATTGAACTTAACAACCTTAACAGAGTCAGATTATAATATAAATGCTGATGTTGACGGTGGAGGTGCAGCGGATCTTTTAATTGGTCCTATTGATACAACTTCAATTGCAAGTGTAACAACTTCGCTAAATAGTGTTGCTGTTTCTGGTGCTGGTTTAGTTTTTGAGGTTTCCGGAGAGCTTGCGGCGGCTGTAGTGACATTAAAAACCATAGCAACCGGGGCAACCAAGACTATTGAACTTGATGTAACTGGAACCGGTACGGATATATCAGTATTGTTAAATCTTCCTCCTGGTCCTGTTTCTGGTGCAGATGCTGGACTTGAAAGGGTTAAGGATGCAGTTTTAAGAACTCAGGGCTCTATAAATTATTTTGGAATTATTTTAAATGAAAAACAAACAGATTCTAATCTTGATGAATTAGCTTTAACTATTCAGGGGCTTGATAAATTGCTTTTTGTTGCTTCAAGTGTATTAGCTGATATAGTTGGAATATTTAAAACATTAAAAGACAAGGGTTATACTCATACTAGAAGTTTATTTTATTCTATATCTGCCGCTGATGCTCTAAGCTTTGCAGCTGCTTATGCCTCTAGGGGTTTGTCTGTTAATTTTGATGGAACCAATACGGCACAAACAATGCATTTAAAAGAGGTTGTAGGTTTTATTGGTGATACTGGATTAATTCAATCGACTGTAGATAGTGCAAAGCAAAACGGTGTTGATGTATACGCTGATTTTGGTGTTCCTGGGATGTTAACATCTGGTATAAATAGATATTTTGACCAGGTTTATAGTAGGCTAGCTTTAAAAACTAGACTACAAATAGCTGGTTTTAATTTTCTTAAACAAACTAATACCAAGATTCCGCAAACTGAAGAAGGTTTAAACGGACTTAAAGGTTCATATAGAAAGGTAATGATTCTATTTGTGACTAATGGAACGTTTGCACCTGGAACGTGGAATGGGTCAACAACTTTTGGAAACCCTGGGGATCATATAAGAAATATAGCCGACTTTGGTTATTATGTGTTTGCTGAACCTATTAGTAAACAATCACAGACAGAACGAGATGCAAGGGTTGCGCCACTTGTTCAAATAGCGTCTAAAGATTCAGGAGCTTTTCATAGTTCTGATGTAGTCGTATTAGTGGAGGCCTAAAAGATGAGTGTTTCAATGAATGGTAGTGATACTATAATTTTAGATACTAGAATAATGAAAGATTTTGGAGATGGAGACACGACGGTTTTAACATTTCCAAACAATGTTGTAGAGGCTAAGAGAGGAAAAAACGGAAATGTTTTATTTGCTCTTAATTCAACTGGAAAAGTTGCAAATGTTGTTGTTAGAGTTCTTTTAGGTTCTGATGATGATAAATATTTAAATTCTAGATTACAAGAGTATTTAAATGATCCGGCAGCTTTTATTCTTTTTTCTGGTGAATTTATAAAAAGATCCGGGGATGGTGCTGGTAATGTAACTAATATAGTTTATCAATTATCTGCTGGTGCAATTCAGAAAATGGTAGAAGGTAAAGAGAATGTTGAAGGTGACACCGAACAAGCAATAGCAATTTATACAATGGTATTTGCAAATGGTGACAGAGCATTAACATAATAATAAATAGAGGTTAGGGTAAATATGGATTTAGACGGTAAAGAGTTAATTGTACAACCTTCATCATTTAAAAATGGTATGAATCTTAAAAGGGTTATATCTAAGGCTTTAAGGGCTGATGGTATAACTTTTGATTTAAAAGATATTACTATAAATAATGATGATCTTATGAAAAGTGACATAGGGAAAGATACGTTAGGAAGTTTAATAGAAAATCTTTTAGCAGTAATTACAGATGAAAAGATCGAAGATGTATTATTTAAATGTTGTGATACGGTGGTTTTGCTTGATAAGGAGCTGGTTAATATTGCATTTTTTGAGAAAGTTGAAAATAGACAATATTATTATCCTGTAATGGTTGAGGTATTAAAGGTCAATTTATCGCCTTTTTTCGGAAAAATCAGTTCTATGTTTCCGGGAGTCGAGGAACTGATGCAAAAATTCCAAAAATAAAAATAGAGGCTACGGAAGAAATGATAGTTGCATTAAAGATTTCAAAGATGGGTTATTATGGTGGTAATCCTGAAAATGTATTAAATGCAAATGTTGACCATGTATTAAGTATTTTGGATTACGAATCTTTTAATAATGATTTTGAAAGGGTTTATACTGAAATTAATAAATCAGAGGGGAGCTAGAAAGTTCCTCTTTTTTATTTAAAAAACATCGTGTATAATCAAGTAGGGGTACAGTATGACTATAGTTGATTTATTCGCTAGGATAGGACTAAAAACAGATGAGGCAAAGGCTAAAAGTTTTGCTAAGTCTATGAATACGGTTAAAACTGGTTTGATTGCTGTTACTGGTGTAGCTGCTGGAACTGCTTTAGCTATTAGAAAAATTACTTCAGACGCTTTAAATGCAGCAGTAGCCTTTAATCAATTACAGGTAGAAACTGGAATTAATACAAGTGAGTTTCAAAAATGGCAATCTGTAGTTGAACAAACTGGACAACCTATAGAATCAGTAACGGCAGCGGTTAAAGCTTTAGCAGATGCAAGGGAAAAAATTAAATTAGGCCAGGGTAATATTTCTGGTTATCAATTGCTTGGTGTAGATCCTAACCAGGACCCATTAAAAATATTAGAGGATTTAAGAACAAAAATAAAAGACTTAGATCCAGCTATGAAAAAAAATGCTTTATCTCAATTGGGGGTAGGTGCTGGATTATTACAAACTTTAGAATTAACAAATGAACAGTTTAATCAAATGGCCTCTAATGCTTTTATAATATCACCATCTGCAATTAAAACAATGAATCAAACTAAGGCTAGTATTGATCTAGCATCAAGAGCAATAAATTATATGAAAGCTCAGATAACTGTTGGTTTATCACCTCAAATATTATTATTAACTAAAAGAGTAACGACCTTTATTCAAAAAAATGAAGATGGAATAATCGAGGGTTTTAAATTAGGGTTTAAATGGGTATCAAAATTTACAGGCGCTATTATTAATACTGTAACTGGTATCGATGATTTAATTACTAAAACTGTTGGTTGGAAAGTTGGTATTATGGGTGTGTTAGGTGCTGTAGCTCTTTTAAATTCTGCTTTATTGTTATCACCTATTGGATTAATGACTGCTGGATTATTATTATTAATTGCAATTATGGATGATTTATATATATATTCTCAGGGTGGAAAATCTCTATTTGGTGATTTTATGGAAAAATCAGAGGGATTCAGTAATTTTATTGATAAAATTCTTGAAGGTATAAAAGCGATAAAAGAATGGGAAGAGCGAACAGGAACAATAAAGTCGGTGGTTCAGAAAACAAAAGATGCTATTATTCCAAGTGCTGAAGGTAAAAGTAGATTAGAGGCTGGAATGGCTGCGAGACAGGCCAAAGATTTAGAACTTAAAAGCATGAGTAAAAAAGAATATTTAGCCTCTTTGAAAGATTCATTTTTAAATTTAATTGGAAAGGGTGGAGATACTACAAATAATATGAATATGGTGGTTAATGGATCTAATGATCCAGAAACAACAGGTAGAACAGCTTTTAGGATGATGGAAGATTCTTTAAATGCAGCCTCAGCACAAATTCCAAGGGATGAATAATATATGTCATTTGATACGGTAGGACCTAAGACAGAACCAAGGGGCAGCGACTCTTCCGGTTATTTAAACAACTCAGCAAATACTATTGTTAGACCAAAATCTGCTAAAGGTATTTCGGGTTTTTTATTTGATATCCCTGAAAATGAATCTATAGATTTATCTTCAGAAATTACAGACCATTACACAGAAAATAATAGTTATATAAATGATCATGAAATAAAAAAACCTATAGTTATTATGTTGTCCGGCTTGATCGGTGAGTTGGTATTTAGGCCTCCTGAAGGAATTGAGGGGGAACTGTCAGAAATAAATAATAGACTTGAAACTGTTGATGCATATCTAGGAGATTTAACACCGGGATTTGTTCAAGATGTTCAAAAATCTACTTTATTTGCAGAATCTGCAATATCTAAAATAAATCAATCTGTTGATAGAATACAGAATATAGTTGATTTTTTTGAAGGTGAAGGTGTTAAAGAAACAGCACAGGAAAAAGCTTATAATAGTTTATATTCATTGTGGCAAAGTTCATCTTTATTAACTGTTCAAACACCTTGGGATTATTTCGAAGATATGAGAATAACAAATATTGGTTTTTCCCAGGACACAGAAACAAAAGAAATAACAAATATATCTGTTTCATTAAAGCAATTGAGATTTGCAGATATAGAAAAAACAGATTTTAATAATTATATCGATACACCGAGGGAAGAGGTTCAGATAGAAGAAACTGAGGATATAGGTAAAATACAAGGTAGAACAGAATCGTTTTTATTTAGTGCTGTAGGGGCTTTGTAATGAAAATATTAGAAGGTATACAGGCTTTAAGCTCTCAAAGTTTAACTACTGTAATTGAAAATGGTGATTCAATACAAATTACCTTAACATTTAAACCATCAATAAAGATGTGGTATATGGATTTAGAATGGAATAGTTTTATTGTTAATGGTTTAAGAGTTTGTAATAGTCCTAATTTATTGCAGCAGTATGATAAAATTATACCATTTGGTTTGAATGTTAATGTAATAGATGATACAGAACCATTTATAATTAACGATTTATCAAGTGGTCGTGTATTGTTGGGAGTTTTAACACCTGAAGAGGTTGAACAGATAAACGAGAGTTACAAAGAGGCTAAAATTTGAAGTTTCAAAGAAATTATCAATTAAATATAATAACACTTAATGGAAAATCTATAACTATTAATCCTCCATTTACTCTTATGTTTAATATAACCAGAAATACTTTAGCCTCTGCAAATAGGTGTCAATTAAAAATATATAATCTTGGTAAAAATACTAGAAGTCAGATATATAAAGATAGATATGTAACTACTGAATATTGGAAAATATCTTTAAGGGCTGGATATGGAAATAGTTTAAAAGAGGTTTTCACTGGTAATATATATGAAGCTAATTCAACAAAACAAAAAACTGAATGGATTACATCAATAGATTGTTTTGATGGATTAGACGCAATACAAAACGGTTTTACATCTCAGACAGTAAATAAAAAAACTTCAAAAGTAGATGTTTTGAAAAGCATAATAAATGATATGCCTAATGTTTTGGCGGGTGTTTTTGGTAGTCAATCTACTGGTGACTCTCCAAGGGGACAAGTATTATTGGGTCAATCTGCTACGGTTTTATCAGATATAACAGATGGTCAATATTTTATAGATAATGAAACAGTAAATGTTTTAACTGATGATGAGACAATAAAAGGGAAAGTAATTGTATTACATTCTAATCAATTATTAGCTACACCGAAGCGGCAAGATACTTTTTTAACTGTTCCGGTATTATTTCTTCCTGAATCTCAGGTAGGCGTTGTATGTGAGGTTAACAGCTTAGAAGAAATATATAACGGACAATATAAAATTATGGGTTTTAATCATAATGTTACAATTTCACAGGCTATTCCAGGGGAAGCAGTTACAACACTGCAGTTATACTTCGGGGCAAAGGGATTAACAGAGGTGTCAAAATGACTAGTCAAACAGTAATACCGCCTGATTTAGATGATGTTTTAGCAGAATTAAAAAACTCTATATTTGCAAATATGAATTGTATACAGATAGGGAAAATAGAAAAAGTTAATAGTGATCAAACTGTAGAAATAAACATTCAAGTAAAAAGACGGGTTCAAGGTGACAAGATTAAAGATTATCCTTTACTTGTTGATTGTCCTTATGTTGTTATTTCTGGTGGTGGTGCTTATTTGGATATGCCTATTAAAAAAGGTGATTACTGTATTGTATTATTTAGTGATAGAAATATTGACACCTGGTGGGATAGTGCAAATGTTAAAGAACCCGCAACAAGAAGAAAGCATAATTTATCTGATGGAATCGCTTTAGTTGGGATAAATCCCAAAACAGCTTTTTTTAAATCAGATGGTGGTATAGTTCGGCTATTAGGTACTTCAGGTCCAGGAAGTGAACAATTTGCGGCCAGGTTAGCGGATGAAATAAAAAGTACTATTGCTGAAGATTCATCATTTTGGGCTTGGGCTGCTAAATATAATTCTTTTAATACTGCTTGGAGTGCTGCAAATACAACAGCTATAGCAGCACTTACACCATTAGCAAGTGGAGGCGATCCTGTATCAATAATACTTGTTCCTTATATTACAGCTATACAAACGGCTTTAACATCTCTTGGTACTATACCTTTAGAATTAACAGGAAAAATTACAGGTAGTTCATCGGAGGTTAAAATAGGATGATACATAGAAATCTTGATAATGATAATGATTGGCAGTTTGGAAAAGGTAAACAGGATTATACAAAAGATTTAGCTGCTGTTTTACTAAATATTAAAACTCGGTTAAAATCATGGAAGGGTGACAGTTTTACAAGTCCGGCTGAAGGTGTGGATTATAAAAACTATTTAGATAAAGGAACTAAAACATTTTTGGATTCTGATGTTAAACGTGTTATACTTCAGTCGGAAGGTGTAATAAAAATTAAAAGTTACTCTTCGGATGTAAATAGAAGTACTAGAGGTTTTTCGGCTCAGGCTGAAATATTAACAATATACGGACCGGCAACGGTAGAGGTTTAATTTATGAGTGATATAGAGAGTTTAGGAAGTTTAAAAGATGTTTATGTTACACAGACTAATGGTAAAAGGGCTTTGGCTGTTTCTTCTGGTGGTGAGCCTCTTCCGGTTATTGTTGAGTCTGGTGGTGATTCACCAGCAAAAACAGCTTTTGGCGAGCAATTAGTCGCAGAATTTAGAGTTCATGCAGGTTGGACATTTGCATATAATATAAATCCTGGAACTATTCGACAGACAGTATTGAATGGTGGTGTAGTTTCTCATTCTGGAAATATGGCGGTGTGTTCAACAGGGGCAGATCCAAACGGTGTTGCTTTTATTAGAACAGATGCAAGTCTTTCATATACTCCTGGTATTGGTGGATTAGTACGATTTACAACCATCTTTAAAACTCCAAAAGAAAATTCTTTACAGCTTCATGGAATAGGTGATTTTAATGACGGTTTATTTTTTGGTTACAATGGACTTGAATTCGGGATATTAAGAAGGGCTAAAGGTGTTGATACTTGGATAAAACAAGAGGATTGGAGCGAAGATGTTAAGCCTTTACTTGATCAAACAAAGCTTAATGTCTATCAAATACAATTTCAATGGCTTGGTGCTGGAATGCAATATTTTTCTATGGAAGATTCTGACAGTGGAGAAATAAGGATTGTTAATAAAATAAAATATTCAAATCTTTATGAAGAAACCTCTTTAGATATTCCAAGTTTACCAATATCAATGGGTGTTGCAAATTTTGGAAACACAGATCCCGTTGAAATTATGTCACCATCAGCTGTGGCAGGCTCGGAGGGTGAAGCATTTCCTGAAGCATTAACAACACTAGAAGGTTATGATTTTCCATTAACTCCTATGTTATTAGGGGATAATTATTTATTCAGTATAAAAAACCCTGGAACATATGCAGGCAAAGATAATAAATTATATTTAGAGCCTAGATTATTAACCCTTGCTGTAGACGGTGGTAAAGCTATAACGTTTAGGGTTTTATTTAATGCAGTTTTAACAGGTCCTTCTTTTGTTGATATTTCAACACCAACAACTCCAGCGCAGGCCGATATATCAGCAACTGCTTTTAGTGGTGGTCAAGAAATAATGTCTTTAGCAATTGCTAAAGATGATACTGCAATCATAGATCTTGCAAGTGTATTAGGTGCAAAACAATGGGCTGATACAACTTTAACAATAATAGCCGATGCTGATGCTGATGGTTCAGATGTAAGTGTTGGGTACACTTTTAGGAGTAGAATATAATGAAATATTATCACTGTACAAAATGCGGAAAAAAATATAAAGGTCAAAACACAAAAACAAAGAAAATAAAAACAAGGGGTTTATTTAAAAGAATTATTATTAAAAATATACCTTGTTGTTGTGATCGTAAATTAAGGGTTGTTGATAAAACTGTTTATGAGGCTATAAAAAATGCCTGATTTATTAGATGAAAATGGATTGCAAACAAAATCATTGGCAGAGCTTAAAGCTGAAATAGGTGACGGCTACAAATCAATATATGGTAATGATATCAATATTGAACAAAATAGTCCTGATGGTCAAAAAGTTGATATTGAAGCACAGAACGGCGTAGATATTAGGGAAATACTTCAAAGTGTTAATTCTGGTTTTGATCCTGATCAAGCACTAGGGCGGGTATTAGATCAAAGGGTTGCAATAAACGGAATTACAAGAAATGAAGGAACATACACTTTTCAAGATATAAACATAACAACGGATAGGGCGTTAAATCTTGTTGGTTTAGATTCTGAGGCTAATGAATTAAATCCTACCGTTAAAGATCTTTATACTGTTAAGGATGATGCGGGAACTTTGTTTTATTTATTATCTTCACAAGTTATTGTAGGTGCAAGTGTAACCGCTTTTAATTTCCGTGCTGCTGAAATAGGCAAAGTAGAAGTTACGCCCAATACTATAACAACAGGCGAAACGGTACTAGCTGGAATAACAAATATAAATAATCCTTCAGGGGCTAACTCTATCGGTAATAATGAAGAGAGTGATTCTAAGTTAAAGGTACGGCGTAGAGTTTCTACGGCTATATCTTCAATAGGAAATCTTGACGGCCTTGAAGCTGCTTTGAAAGATCTTGAAGGAGTAACAACTGCATTAGCTGAGGAAAATGATTCAAATGTAACGGATTCAAACGGAACTGAAGCACATACAATATGGTGTATAGTTGAGGGTGGTGATCCTGACGAAATAGGGCAAGTTATTTATTCTAAAAAAACAACTGGTTGCGGTATGCGTGGCGATCAAATAGTTCAGGTACCTAGAACAAATGATAGGTTTTACAATGTAAAATATGATAGGCCAGGAGGTGAAGGTTTATATATAAGAATGTCATTGTCATTGCCTGGTGAATCTTTTAATTCTGATGATGTTAAAAATGCAATAGTTGAAGGTGTATTGTGGCAGATCGGAGACGATGCGGAAGCTTCAATTGTTACATGTTTTGTAAAAGAATATAATAATGATTTTAAAATAACAGGTATGGAAGTTTCGAAAGACAATATATTTTGGGAAGAAATAGTGTCTGTTGATTTAATAAAAAATAGATTCATAAATGATGTAAGTAGGATAACTATTACATGAATAGTGAATTGATAAGTTATTATTCCAATCTTTTAATATTGCAATACAGATCTAAAATAAAGGCTGTTTCTCATATTGAAAATCTGATAGGGTCGCAAATGATTTTTGACTTAGTGAAAGATGTTGAAAATGGTTATAATGTTGATGATTCTGTCGGTGTTCAACTTGATATAATTGCAAAATATGTAGGAGCTTCAAGAGTAATAACAGTACAGGAAGATATAACAGGTTTGCATTGGGGTTTTGTTGATTATGATGAAGTACCCCCATATACTAATATAGTGGGAGTTGTAGACTATTCGCAGAATCCTTTACCTAGTGCTGATATGATAAACTATGATACTGGTGTTAATTCTAATTATGTTTTAACTGATGCTGAATTAAGATTTATTATTAGATTGAAAATAATACAGAATAATTCTAATTATTCACCTGAATCAATAGATGGTTTACTATTTGATGCATTTGGCGATAAAATACAAATGAATGATAATTTAAATATGACGATAGAGTATTTTGTTGATAAATCAGTCTTTCCATTTTTGGAAATATCTGTAACATTGTTACCTAAACCTATGGCAGTTAAATTATTAATTACAATAGTTGAGGATATAAATAACATGTTTGGTTTTTTAGATTATACTAATTTAGGAATACCCTCGTTTTTAGAAGGATTTATAGATTATAGCGAAACACCGTTTGGCGGTTGGTTAACATACTAGGAGAAATAAATGGCAAAAATAACAAGAGTATTACAAAAGATTTTCGGTAATTCTGCTGCAACTGGTGAATTTGGGGCAATAGGGTCAAAGGCTAGTGGATCACCAACAACGACTAAAAATCTTGATTCAATGCAAAGTGACCCTAAATATTTAGAGGGTTTATTTGGTATAACATCAGATCAAGGATCGAGCCGACTTCCATATTCAGAAGATATAAATAGTTTGTTTTTTCTTCTTACATCGATGGTTAAATATTTATTTCAAAGTGGTGTTCCTGAATGGCTTAATACTGAAAATTATTATAATAGAGGTTCTATAGCTTTAGATGAAGGTGTATTATGGCGGTCAATATCTGGGACGGATATATCACCAAATATAAATAATAAACCGAAAGATAATTTAGATAAATGGAAACCTTTGACATATCCTTTAAATCCTATATGGTTTGGTGCAATAGGTGATGGTGTAACAAATGATAGTGTTATTGTTAATGCTGTAATTGCAGCTTCAGAAAAAGAGATTTTTATAGAAGATGTTTTTTATGTTCCATCATTAGTTAATTTAAATGGTATTAAAATAATTGGTCCAGGTAAATTATTAGAAAATGTTATTGGTGGAACATCTCAATCTAATTCTGAAAAAGATAATTTTAAATATGTATTTGGTCAAGAATATATGTCGCATTTTCATCAGGGATATATTGATGGATGGGGTCAAGCACCTGTAGCGGTCTTTTCTGGTGATAGTACTACGGAAGGTATTGGCGGTTCAGGGATAACAGATCCAACATATACAATAAACAATTTATTCAAAAACTCAGCTTTTAGACTAGGGATGAATACTCAGTATGGGTTAGCCTCTTTGAACTCAGGTCATGCCGGATCACCTTCAGCCGATTGGTTATCCACATTTTTAGCACAGGATTTAGCTTTAAATCCAGATATTTATTTTTTAAGATGGGGAATAAATGATGGTTCTGCTGCTGATAGAGATACTTTTTATGCAAATATGAGGGCTGGATTAGCTGAAATTAGAACAACTCAAGGTCTTGGAATAGAAGATTTAACAATCGTTTTAATGTCTCCAAACTCAACTAATGATGAACCAAATGGTCGAGCTGCAACATGGCATGAAAGTATAAGTCTAGGTATTAAGGAAATAGCTAGAGAATTTCAATGTGTGTATATTGATACCTATGCATATTTAAGAGATAGCAAAGGTGCAGCAAATATTTATATGGATGATCCATTTGGAGACGGTAGGACAGTCCATCCTCATGAGGTCATGAATTTATGGATATCAAGTATTATAACTGATACAGTATTCCCTTATAGTTTAACGGCTAAATTAGGCCAAAATTCTTTTCAAGTTACCGGAGGGAATGAGCAAGTAATAGATGTAACGTTCCCGCCTAATTCATTTATTAAGGGTTTAAGTTATGGCCGGTGTGATGGAGGAAGCGGGTTCCCTCTTGATGGTATAGTAGAAATAAAACACCATGTAGACGGAATTGTTGTACAAAATAATTACCCTTATTTACCGGCAAATACTAATACTTTTGCGTGGAGATTTGGAGACACAAACACTGGTGTCTGGTCTGATTGGAGATGGTCTGGTGGTTCTTCTGTTTTTCCTACGGCAGCGGCTAACTTTACTTTATCGGCTGCAAATTTTGCAAGTTTAAAAGCAAGAAGGGAAGGTGTATTGTGTAGCGTTGAAGGGTATATATTAAAAGATGCTTTAACAACCGTAGCACAAAATGAAGTAATAGCAACTTTGCCAGTGGGTTATCGGCCTGTTTGTGATGATGCTTTACCTGTATCTGGAATAGCATATACAGGAGCGTTTTATTTTCCGATAATGTTAACTATAGATAGTTTGGGTGTAATTAAGTCAGGAGAGACAACAACTTTACAGGTTACAAGAATAGCTATAAATGCGACATATAGCGTTATTGCATACAATAAGTAGATTGATTATGAAAAAGATATATTATCAAAATGATTTTCCTGATTTACCAGGTGTTTATAATAATGGATGTTTATATAAATCTTTAATAAATGTTGTGTCTAAAGAGTTTAAATATAACTTTTCTAAAAGACAAATAAGAGTTATATATAGAAAATGTAACGATTTAGGATATTTGGGAACTAGTGAAAATAAAAATACTGATGGTGCTTATTGTTGGGATCATATAGGTATTTTAAATACTGCTAGTTTTCACATAGGATTTAAAGTTAAGTGGCTTTATGTTGCTAGAATCTATACTCAGTTAATGGAAAGTAAAGGGTATACATCTTTTGTTAACGATCCTAATTATACTAATGATCCTGATTTGCATATGATTTTACAGGTACGTACAACGGCGGTTCCTGGACACTTTAAAAGTTTTGATCATGATCCTTGGAAGTTTGGATCTAGAGAAATATGTTTGAAATCTACTAGATATTATAAAAGGTTGTAATTGTGAGTAAATTAAATACAGATGGAACAATAAATACAAATGGTAAAATGAAGTGGATAGGTTATGGCTGTATTGCTGTAGCTCTTATTATGACTATTTTAAAGAGTTTAGAAATTTTAACAGATCCCGAAACAATAGATTTAATAAAATATTGGGGTGGTTTGGGTTTTTCTTTAGTTATTGGTAATTCTGCAAAACATGCAATTGGTAATAAACTATTGCAAAATTAATAAAAAGGTGTACAATAAATTATGAAAAAGATATTCAGGAGAAGTTAATGAAAGAGTTTATTAAAAAAAATAAAGGTGTATTTATATTATATATTGTAATGATGCTTACACAGATTATTAGTGGTAAAGTTCCAACAGGTTCAGAATTTGAATCAATGGCCGCTATTATAGAACAACCTGAAAATGGTGATTCTATCCTAGAGGCAGCATTGAAACCCATAATAAAGGAAGTTGTTAAAGATGAATTAGAGGGTTTGACGAGGGATATTAATATAAGGTTTGATACTATAGAAATGCAATCTTATACGGTTGATATTGATGATCTAGTTTTAGCGTTGAAAGATGTCAGGACACCATTAGAAGTAGATAATTTAGTTAAATATTGGATAGCTGAAGGTTGGACAAAAAAGCAAATAGCCATACAACATATTTCGGAATTCAAAAAGGCTCGTGACGAATTAGAGGATCGGTTATATTCTGAAGAGGTCTTTAAAACCTTAATGACGTATTCTAAATAAATTATTAAAACCCTCTATATATGAGGGTTTATTAAATTAATGGGGGTTATGTGTTTGAAGCAATAATAGTAATGGTCCTGGTAATAGCTGGATTAATAACTGCAGTCGTACTTCTGATAAAGTCCAACATAAAAGTAAAAGGTAAAAATAAACTTTTACAGGTTAGGATTGATAGTATAAAAGATAATCTAACACAGGTTATTGATTATACTGAAATAAATAACGATATTCAGAAAAAACAGGATATTATAAAAACAAATATGAAGGATAAAACAGATGAAGAAAAAACCGATATTATTAATAATATTGTTGATATCTTTAACGATTCAGAGTTGTGAAACAATTGATAATGTGGCTATTGTAAGGCTACCACCTAATCCATCGAAACCAGTACTAACAAATGATTTAAAAGATGATAATATCTCTTTGGTTGTTTCTTACTATCGGATGCTTTTGTGGTCGTTTAATGCTCGTTATATGGTTGGTGAAATAACCGTAGAAGAATATGAAGAAAAAAAAGAGACTATATTAAATATAATCTCTAAGATTGAAAAAGCTACTTTAGATTAAACTTTTTTATAATTTCGTTAAATCTTTTTTTGTTCATGGCTATAGTTTCAAAATCTAGGCCAATTTCTTGACAGTATGTAAGTAGAGCGTAGAAACTATCGGGTATTTCTTCAGCTTCAGTACCTTTTACAAGATTCATATATTTATCATGAAATTTTTTATCATCTTTAATGTTAGAAATGTTTTCATGAATTTTACCAATTAAAGAAGGGTTAGAGGTTTTAAGTTCTTCTAGTTCGCCTTTAATGTAATCAATGGTAGTATTTTTATTTATCTTATATCCAAAAGATATTGCAATTTTATGTGAATCTTTTTGTAATTTCTGCATATTCATTAAGCATACCACCAATTAATGATTTTAGAATTAAAGCCAGGTTCTACATAACAAGATTCAGTACCGCACTTTTCATTAGTTTCAATACCTATTGGTTTAAAGCTGCTTTGTAAATCTTCTGGTTTACTCCATATTTTAGCTGTATAAATAGCACCTGTAGTAATGCCGTTTTCTAATTCTACCAAAACATTTTTTTTATCGTCTGGTAAATTAGGGAAACTTATTAATAATGAATGTTTCATTGTTTGTTATCCTCCACTTTAATAGTTATTTGATTTCCATCATTTCGGCCTAATCTATCTTTAGAGATATAACCTTTTTTAAGTCTCTTATAGTAGCCAGCACGTGATATTTTCTCTTTTTTGCAATATTCTGCAATCGTTAACTCCATGTCAACCTCCTGTTTACTTAATAGTATCTTGGCGTTGACTATCTGTCAACCTAGTGTTATATTTAAAATATATTAGAGGTTAGGAGATAATATGGAAGATTTAATATTTTGCAATGGTTGTAAAAAATGGTTTGTAATTGGTGATACTGCTACAGTATTCGATTATGTTAAAAAAGATTCAATTGATCCCCCAGTGGATAAAGATTTTTGTAAGGGTTGCGGTTATGATTTAACCGATGATAAAGAGAGTTATGATTCTACTGATATAATAGAATTATTAAATAATAATAATATAGTTCCAGAGGTGTAAAAAATGTCAGACAATTTAGAATTATGGAATAAAGTAAGTGAAACAGATAAAGACTTTAAAAAGCCATATAAAGAGGGTAGTACCTCTTTAACTGCTGTTAGTCCTCTTTATAATATTAAAAGAGCCACAGAACAGTGGGGAGCTTTTGGTTGTTTATGGGGTGTTAAAGATCCAGTATTTAAAAATATAGAAATTGGTAGAATTGAAAATGGTGCAAATACTACAATTCTTTTAATATGTGAATATACCGCCATACTTTTTTATCCTGAAGGTGAAATTCCTATTGAATCGTCAAAGCAAATAACTTTTAATGGTAGCGTAGATGTTCACTATTCAAAAAAATGTGCTACTGATGCATTAAGTAAAGGACTCTCTAAACTTGGTTTTTCTTCTGATGTTTATATGGCTGAGTATGGGGATAATGAAAATAATGAACCACATAAAAAGGTTTTAACATCTTACAAAAAAGAAGTGTCTATAAAAATGTATGATAAAGATGGTAATGAGACAAATGACCCTTTTGAAGATGCAAGCAAAGAAAAAAGGTTTTATGATGATGATGGTAACGAGACAGATTCAGAAGGTAAAATAATAAAACCTGTTAGTAAAAAATCTAATAAAAATCCTAGTAGGAAACAGGTAAATAAAAAAAGTCCTGTTGAATCTATACCCGAAATAGATAAGAAATTTAAAAAAGCTATGGAAGATCGGGGCTATTCTAAAGAAAAAATAAAAGAACATTTAGGGAATAGTAAAATTAAAAAAATGATTAAGATCCAAGTTATTAGTAATAAATTTGATTTACCAAAAAAATAGAGAGGTTTTGAAGTGCCTAAATATAAAATAGAAAAAGGTAATATACCACCTGATTTATTAGATTATATTCAAGATAATGAAAAAGGTGTTATTTTAATTGATGCTGAAGTCCAAGGACCCCGAAAAAGATTAAGGGGTGCTTTTCATGTTGTATTAGAAAACTGGTTTAATTCTGGTTGTTATAGCTGTACCTGGAATGGGATCTATATTAGAACTATTGGTGGGTTAAAAAACTATTATAAATTTCATGCATGTGAAGGTAAGGCAAGATATTATATGTTTGGCGGTGAAGTGTCGAAAGATTTAAGTTTTTTTACTGATAACTTAGATGAAAAATATCATAGATTAATTATACCTGTTACTAGGGGTTGGGAAGAAATGACAAAAAATCAACAATGTTCAGCCCTAAATTTAATGATAACAGAAATTAAACAGGCTCATGAAATCCCTGAAAATGTTGAGAATTCACTTAATTTATTAGAATCTGATAAAGAAGCATTACTTAGTGTTGGATATTATAATTATTGTAAAAAGCGTGGTTTATTATGAAGTCATTAACTAAGAAGCCTAAAAAGTTGACCTATGACGATAAAAGAGAAATAGAGCAGCTTAAAAGGGATATGATATCACAAGCTGGTGGGTGTTGTTCTCAATGTCATAAACCTTTTAATTTAAATAGACTTCCACAAATGGCGCATGTTATTAGTAAGGCAGACAGGAATATAAAAAAATATGGCTATGAGGTTGTACATCATCGATTAGGAATTATTATAACTTGTAATGATAGTAAGTGTAATGATGGTGTAATGATAAATACATCCAAGACAGAATTAATAAAAGAACATTTGAAACCTATTTATGAAGATCTTGAAAGAAAAGGTTATGTCATAGATTAATTATTTTTTTGTTTACTAGTTAAGCATAATAGACTATTATTAAGTAAATACGATTAAAAGGTTAGGGACTTATGGAAAAATGGTTATTATTAAAACAAGCTAGATCAATAATGAAATTGACCCAGGCAGAAATGGGGAAATTAATGAGTGTTGATCTTCAGGAGGTTAGTAAATGGGAAAGGGACGTTGTGAAATTACCCGATTCTAGGATTCACCAATTAAAAGATTACTATGAAGATGCTACAGGTGATAAGGAATTATTTTCAGATATTATTAAAAAAATAATGTCTGAAGAATATCGATTAAAAAATAAAAAGGTTAGGAGATAATTATGGAAGAAAATGCAATTGTAATATTTGAAGAGGTTGTTGGTGGTATTGAAGCATCAAAGGCAAGCCAAATTAAAAACACATTTGAACCAATGGTTAAGATGTTGGAGGGGTTTGAAGATAGATATAATAAAGTTTTATCTATGGAAATGTCAGAGGATGCCTGTAAAGCAGCTAAAAGGTTAAGACTTGATATAGGCCAGGTAAGAATTAAAGCAGAAAAAAACAGGAAAGAACAAAAACAGGAATATTTATTAGCTGGTAAAGCAATTGACGGTGTTAATAATATTTTAAAGTTTGCGGTATCTGAAAGAGAAACTAAACTAAAAGATATTGAAAATTATTATGAGAATCTTGAAAAAGAGATGATTGAAAATAACAGAGTTGAAAGGATTGAAGAGTTAAGAACTTTGGATCCTGATTTTGAAGAACCTGTAGGTTTAGGAACTTGGGAAGATGAAACCTATAAAATGTTTTTTGATGGAACCAAGAAGCGTTTAGAGGATGAAGCTACAGATGCTAAAAGGATCCAGGAAGAGGAAGAGGTAAAACAGAGAGTTATAGACCTCCACACTAAAAGAGTTGTTAAGTGTTCCCGAATAGCCTATTTAATTGAAGATTTTGAAAATATCAATTTTGGTATTATGCCTGATGAAGAATTTGAATCCCTGGTTACTGCTTCATTAAATAAAGAACGTCTAGAAATAGAAGAGGAAGCACATTTATATAATATAGCTTTTAACGATGAAAAAGTTTTAACTGATAAAGCGGATCTATTTGTCAAAAGACTATTAAAAGATAATTACGAAAAAAGACGGCGAGGCGATTATATTAAAAAAGGTTTGACTATTTCTTATGATGCTCTAAAAGTTATGAATAAAAGAGAGTTTAATGATATTGTTAAAAATAACAATAATATTATCAATTCGGAAAATAATAAAATTCAATTAGCCTTTGAAATAGAGGCCGATAAAATTAATGTTATTTTTGATTTGCAAGTAGAAGCCCTAGAAGAGGACAAAACTTTTAATAAAAATAAAGCAGAGATTGAAAATAAAGCAGCTTTAGAGGCAGCCGCAGCACTTGCACCAGATAAAGATAAATTAATTAAAATGGCTAATGATTTTAAGGTATTTTTAAAAAGTCAGAATATAAAACTTGAAAGCGGAGAAGCTAACGACATTAAAAGTTTCTTTTTTGGACATGTAGAGGAACATATAAGAGACTTGGTTAAGTTATCTAATGAATTGTAGTATATTTGTTTGTTGATCGTTTTAAGGGGGCTTTTAAGAAGCCCCTTTTGTGCTATAGTGGTTTATGGCAAAGCTAGAAATTTTAAACCAATATCAAATAGATTCTTTAATAGATAGTAGCGAGTTTAATATTGATAATTTTGAAGGTAATATTGTTGGTTCGGTCTATAAAAAATATGCTGATGGATATAAAAATTATGATTATAGTATTTTAAAAATATGTACCTTTGCTGAAGCTCAGAATATTATAAAAAAATTAATCAGATTATGGTGTATGAAAGATTTTATTTTTAGTTGTTGGTGTATTATATCTTGGATAGAAAAAGATATTAGTTTAACTATTTCTGTAAATATTGTTTTTATTGACTAATTTATATATCAGTTATATTATTTATTTAGCTCGTATGAGTTATTAAATTAAAGTACTGATAGTTTTATTATCTGGAAGTAGTTTTTTAATAATTGTACGATCTATGTTTTTATGTATCAATTTTGTCATTGATTTTTTCTTTAAGATCTTCTAGCGAGGATCTTTTTTATTTTAAAATAGTATTTGGGTGTTAAAAAACCGTATAGGTTAATATACGGTTTAGATTTTTTATTGAATATGATTATTATCTTTATCTTCTGTATACCATGTTTCGTAAGTTATAGAATTGATTATTGTATTCTTGACTTCTAACATTGTTATTTTGCTGTACCTGTATATTCAGCAATTAAAAATCCTTTACCTATACATTTACATTCAAATAGACAATAACCTTCATCATCGTAATTAACACAAAAAACACCACTTTCATTATTTATTATTATTTCTTGTTCTAATTCTTTATTGATTCTATTATATACCTGTGTCGATATTTTTTTATGTTCTTCAGATAGATGATTTTCAGATGGTTTAAATTGATCCTCAAAGTCCTTAATATTTTCTATTATAATTTTGGTCTTTATCTTGGTTAAACCCTTGCTACCTGTTTTAAATCTTTTATATATAGGGATAAAATATTTACGTTTTTGATCCCATGTTTTAACGATTTCATAACGTTTGCATATTTCAGGAATTAATTTAGTCCAGTTCTTAGTTGAAATATAAAATCTAAATATACCCTTTTCTTTATCCCAATAACTTTTTTTAATATCGGATCTAACATTATACTTATACCTTAGTTTCGACCGTCCGTCATGATCGCCTATTCTTATAGATCCAATGTTTACACATTCAAATCTAATATAGACGCTTCCTGTTGTTGCTGAGTGCCATATAAAAGATTTGACACCATTTAACTCTAAGTCTTTTACGATATTGTTTGCAATGCTTAAAAAACTCATTTCTTATACCCTTTTAGTTTATTCTTTTTTAATACTTTTAAAGTAAAATCAAAGCCGTTTTTTCCAGAGTTTTTATTGCAAAATTTAAACCTAAGATTACTACTATTTGTTACACCTGAAATAGTATTTCCTTTTTTGTTGAAATTAAACCATAATTCAAGATTCCTATAATCTTCTAATTCATCTATCAAATTTTTATTTACATTTGCAAATAATTTACAATCTTTACTTAATAATGAATTGTGAGATTTTAAAGATTCTATCTCTTTTAATAATTTTTTTCTTCCAAACATTCCTAACCTCTTCATGTTTAATATAAATATAGTATTGGTTATATAATAATAATAGTCAATTAAAAATATAGAAAAAAATAGAACTTGACAGAAATAAAAATAAAAACATATAATTGAATTATGGAAAAATTACTTGATAAAAAAGAAGTTGCCTCATATTTTAAAGTGTCTACTAAGACGATTGAAAATTGGGTAGAAAAAAAGGGGTTAAACGAAACAAAGGTTGGCGGTGCTGTTCGTTTTAAGATTTCAGATGTTGAAAATTTCAGGGATGGTAAGTAGTGAAAGATTTAATACTATCAGATAGTAAAAATGAAATGTCTATTGTTGATATTGCTGAAACATTAAATGTTGATCAATCTACTATTCGTAAAATAGCCAAAAAATTATTTCCTGATTTTATTAGAAACGGTGTTAAAACATATTTTGATGAAGAAAAAACAACGTTGATAAAATTAGAGATTGGGAAGGGTAGAACAGACCTAGGAAACATTTCCGAGGTGGAGAATAAAAGAACTGCTTTAGAAAAAAGGCTTTTAATTCAACAGGCTATGAACTTCTTAAATGAAGAGGTTGAAGAGTTGAGGATTGAAAATAAGAAGCAACAACAATTGTTAATAGATCAATCACCAAAAGTAGAGTTTTTTGATATGGTATCAAAATCTGATAAATGGATAACATTAAAACAGGTGTCGGATCTTTTAAATATTCCTGAAATTGGTAGGAATAATTTATGTAAGCGATTAAGAGATGAAGATTTTTTAACTCAGTATAACCAACCATATCAGAAATATAAAAATCAGGGTTTATTTAAATCAATTGAATCAGTTTCAAAAAGTGGTCATGTAAGTGTTTCAACCGTAGTGAGTCAGAAAGGATTAATTAAAATAAGGATGGTTTTGTTAAATCCTAAAAGTCGTAATACTTCAGCTTATAGAAAATGGAAAAAATCAGTATTTGAAAATGATTTATATACCTGTCAAAAGTGTGGTTATGCTGGTAAAGATATTGAACCGCATCATATAATCCCATGGTCAAAATCTGTTAAAAAAAGGTTTGATGTTTCTAATGGTCAAACACTTTGTAAAGATTGTCATAAATTAGAGCATAAAGCCAATGGGTAATAATGATCCAGAGGCTAGTTATTACGGTATATTGCCAGCTAATGTACGGTATGATAAAAGATTAAAGCCTATGACTAAAATAATGTATACTGAAATAACTTGTCTATCTAATAAACATGGCTTTTGTTATGCAAAAAATTATTACTTTTCTAATCTGTATGGAGTAAGTAAAGAGACTGTTAGTCGTTGGGTTAGTGAGCTTGTAAAATATGGTTATGTAAATAGAGTTTTTACATATAAAGAGGGTACAAAAGATATTGATAATAGGTTTTTAACTATAAATCCTATACCTATTGATTTAGATATCAAGGGGGGTATTGATTTAAATATCAATAGGGGTAATGACAATAAGATCAATACACCTATTGACGAAAAAATCATTTGCCCTATTGACGAAAAGATCAAAGATAATAGTACAAGTTCTTCTAATAATACAAGTAATAATATAGAGGATCATTTTAAATTAGTTTGGAAGTTATATCCTAAAAAATTAGGTAAGGGTAAAATATCTGCTGCTAAGAAAAAAGCAATGATTAAATATACTATTGATCAATGGAAGGTAATTATAAAAAGGTATGATAGTAGTGTTTTAGATAAAACTTTTTTAATGCACGGATCTAGTTTTTTTAATGTTGGTTATGTTGATTATATAGATGAAAATTATCAGGAACAAAAGTTTGCAGCTGAAAAGAAGTTTACAAATACTGAGAAATATAATTTTAAAGAACAGGCCAAAAATGATAAATCTTTTGATAAAGTGGAAGGTGTTGACTTTATGAAGATGATAAAAAATAAGAAGGTGAATTAATAATGCCTAAGAAAATTAATACTTTAGATTTGTTTAGGTGTGATAAGTGTTTAAAATTTACACCTACACCTACAAATTATGGTATGTGTGGAATATTGAAAACATTGGTTTACGAATCAGATACTTTTTGTGAGGCTGAAGGTAAAATAGATCCTAATTTTTGGTTTATGAAAGATCCACATTTAAAAAATTATTTAAAACAAGAAATAGAATTAAATATAAAAATACTTCCTAAGTATATGGATAGGGATTTTTACAGAAAAAAGGTAGGTATTGAATGTTAATTGATAATATAGAAATAGTGGATAATGAAAAACCCACACAAAAAAAGAAAAAAGTTTTAAGAGTTTTTGAAGCCTTTTCAGGTTATGGAAGTCAAAGTTTAGCATTAAAAAAATATGGTGTTAATTTTAAAACTGTAGGTATTTCGGAGATCGATACTTATGCTATAAAAGCACATGAGGCTTTGCATGGTAATATAAAAAACTTTGGTGATATATCAAAAATAAATACTCTGTCATTACCTGATTTTGATTTGTTTACTTATAGTTTCCCTTGTCAAGATATTTCAATGGCTGGAAAGCAAAGAGGTTTAAAAGAGGGTAGCGACTCAAGATCCTCTCTTTTGTGGGAATGTCAAAAGATAATTGAATTAAAAAGGCCTAAGTTTTTAATGATGGAAAATGTTAAAAATCTTGTAGGTAAAAAGCATAAACCTGATTTTGATAGGTGGCTGCAGGTCCTGGACCAATTGGGGTATAATAATTACTACAAGGTAATAAATGCAAAGTTTTGCGGAATACCTCAGAATCGGGAAAGGGTTTTTTGTGTATCTATATTAAAAACTGAAGATCCAAAAACTTTTAAATTTTATGATAATTTTGATAGTGGAATTAGATTAAAAGATATTTTGGAAGATTCTGTTGATGAAAAATATTATTTAAGTGAAGAAAAAACTTGTAAATTAATTGAAGGTTTAGAAGCTAAAGGCTATAAAGGCTATAAAGGCTATAAAGGCTATAAAGGCTATAAGCGTAATTATGAGTGTGATGGTTTAGCTTATTGTATTGATGCTAATTACCATAAGGGTACCAGTGTGGGAAATATTGGAAAGTCTCGACGTACTCAGATTGTAGAAAAGACTAATAATATTTTAAAAATAGGAAGTGTTAGTTCTTCTCAGGACGGTGTAATTGTTAGTCCTACAGGAGTTAGTCCTACTCATTCCGCTGGACATGGTAATTGTCCTAAAATATTAGAATCTAATAAATTAAATATGGTTGGCATGTTGGATATTAAGGGTAATGAATCTATTAGGCGAGTTTATCCGTCGCTAACGACTATGCAGGGTGGTAATAGGCAACCAAAGATAATAGAAGCATGTGCAATAAGAGGACGAAACCCTGAAAACCCTAAAAGTCGAATAAGTGGTTTACCTACTCAGCAAATGTTAGAAGTGAGTAAAACCCCTGGTATAAATAACTGTTTAACTACGGTTCATAAAGATACTTTGTTATTAGAAAGCCAAGTTTTAAGAACAGTAAGAGCCCAATATGGTAAAGATATTAGGGCAAAATACGAAGCTGGAGAGGTTAAAGAGTCAAGGCATAATATGAGAGTCCACGAACCTAGAAAGGATGGGGTTTACAATACTTTAACATCAGTTCAAAAGGATAACTATTTATTAGAGCAACCAGCCTTTAGGATAAGAAAGTTAACTCCTAGAGAGTGTTTTAGGCTAATGGGTGTTTCAGATGTAGATATAGATAAAATACAGGATTCTGGTGTTAGTAATAGTCAGCAATATAAAATGGCTGGAAATTCAATAGTCGTTGATTCTATGAAATTTCTAGATCAGTTAAAAGTATAAAGATATATTTGCAATTTTAAAGCATATAGTATATATTTTTATTTATCGTATAACTTTGTTATATGTTTTCAAGGATAGTTTTAAGCTTATGCGGCTTGGAATGAAAAAGTTGGTTGCCTAATCTCCCAGCTTTCCTTGGTTTTTCAAAAGAGATTATGATCTATTAGGAGATTAGGTAGTGCAAATAAAAAAACTAGATTTAAAATTAAAACCTCTTCCTCATAAATGTTTAGATTGTACAAAAAGAACTCAGAGATTTAATTTTGATGTTAAAAAAGTAAAAGGAGGATGTTTGGATTGCATTAAAAATTCTAATTTTATACAAATGGATAAAGGGCTGCAGCATGGAATTAATTAAAATTATTATGGGATTGATTTGTTTTCAAATTGATAAAGTTAAAAAAGAATTAGAGACAGAAGGAAAGCCAAACGATATAGCTAGTTTGCAAGGTAAATTAAAAGGATTAAGGATTTATGAAGAGGCTATGATTGAAAATCTTACATATTTTGATTTTTGGGACCCAATAGAAGTATTAAAAGTGTCTACAATTAAAAACTCTGTTCTTAAACTATTGGTTAATCAGGTAGAAGATTCTGAAAAAGATGAACGATGGATTAGTATTAAAAATATGGTTGATTCTGAAATAGAGGAAATGAAGAATTTCCTTTTATTCAGGGCTGGAAATTCAAGATCTTTATTTTTGACGCATGGTAAAAAAAACGGTTTATATTTATCTCGT